TTAGTAACTCATAATGTCTCCGTCAGGAATCCCCTCCAGCACCAGGTTTATAAGTTCATCCTTCTTAACATGTTCCATTAGCTGTTCTTCTGTTGCAAACCCGCTTACATCGGGAATTTTTGCTTCGACTTCGTTCACCGCGTTGTCAACGTATGTTTTTGACGCCATACCCAACTTGGCGTTTGCGAAATCTACGGCACATTCAAGGTTTGAGGGAACTATCGGCTTGTAGTCACTCGCGAAGTTTTTTATCTCCGTAGTGGTCGCCTTTACTATTGCGGGCGTATATGTAGTGCCCGCAGAGCTCCAAGAGCTTGTCATTCTTATGCCTTTAGTCGCAGCAAAATCTGACTTCTTTACATAGCTTTCAAGCTTCTCATCCATACTGCTTTCTGCTTCTTCAAGCACGGTGGTGATTGTCTCCGCTTTGTCCTCTTCCGTCCAGTAGTCCACGCCGCGCTGCGGAGTATAGCCGTCTGCGCCGGTGTTTCCTTTATCCCCCTTGTCTCCTTTTTCGCCTGTATCGCCTTTGTCTCCCTTGTCTCCTTTTTCGCCGACATCTCCCTTCACGCCTTGAATACCTTGCGGTCCGGTGTCTCCTTTGTCACCTTTCTCACCCCGGTCGCCTTTTTCTCCCTTCTCACCGTTGCGGACTTCAAAGGCGGCACTTTCGCCGTTGGTCAGCGTTACGGTAAAGACGTTTATTCCGCCGCTCTCCGTTGAAGTCTCGGTCTGCGTCATATCGGAAATTACAACCTTGTCGATAATATCATCCACCCAATCGGGGCGGGCAATGCCCGGCTCGGTCTCGGTGGCTTGCATTGATTTTTCAACTTCAACTTTAAAAGTTGCGGATTTTCCAATAATTTCTCCGTAGTATATGCGAATCTCAATTTGTCCTCTACCGGGAATTTCAAGGTCATAGGCGTTTGGCGTCCATATAACGCAACTATCTTCACAAGTTATTTCAACCGGATAAGTTAGTCCGTCGGGGCGGGAATAAATAATTCTGTATTCCGCATTCTCTTCTACCTCTCCGGATACGTGAATTTGCAGAGACCTGAATCTGTTTTCACCGGCTCTGCCGATTTTTATAAATGCAGACTTTTCGTCAATATTTAACGTTTTGATTCTGTCCATATTTTACATTACCTCCTGTCCCTGCATTATCGGCGCTTGCGCCCCCGCCGTCTCCTGCATCTTTGCCGCTTCCTTTATCTGCTTCACTATCTTTGCCTTGTTCCTAATGAACTTATCCGGAATGGATTCCAGATATGTAACCGCGTCCGGAATAATTCCCTTTGCAAGAAGGTTGTCCGCTGTCTGAATCTGCGTAAGCTCGCTCCAATATGAACTCTGCCCTATCTCAACCTTCATGTTGTAGTTTGCATCGCTGAGTGTTGAAAAATCGAATAACCCTTCAAATGCGTTTCCGTCACATGTTACGTTTATCGGCCGCAGTCCGTAGTCCTCGCGGATGATGTCTATCATTATCCGGATAGCTTCTTCCGTAAAGCGGTAGTATTCAAGCTTCTGAATTTCAAGCGGCATTGCCGCGGCGTTCTGCGTAGCGATAATCGCCTCGGCGTTGTCCGGCTTTACATTCCCGAGCGCCGCATCGTTTGCGCCCATGTACTCTGCCGTGTGCTGCATCAGCCCGTTTATAAGGTTTGTCACCTGCGGGCTCATGCTCGCGCCGCCCTGTGCTGATGCAACTGCATCATTCGGATTTCCTACAACGCCTATCGCCTGTCCTACCTTGTTGCTCCATTTCGCAATCTTCGTCGCGTCGTATACCGTCTTCGGAAGCGCATTCATTTTCGTCCAGTGGATTGTCATTGCATACAGCTGATTTATGCATATCTGATTCGGAATCACTTGCAAAACCGCGCTCATGCCGTGGTAAGAGTTTTTAATTTCCTCCCACACCAGATTTGCAATGGGATACCTCTCATATCCCGTGTCCCACTCATCGCGGATAATAATGTCCTTTGTAATCTTCATCGCGTGAACCGTTCCCTGTTCCTTCCAGAGCTTTGTTATAACCGTGCAGAGGTCGCTTGTCCCGCTCTGCTTGTAGGTGTATGTGTCCGAATCATCGTCTGCGTGGATCTGCGAAATAACGTCCTCTCCCAGTCCGTTCCGTTTCGCTTCCTCGCGCACGTCGGAGAGCATGCACGGTGTCGCAATTATTATATACGGCTGTTTCTGAACCTCGTATTTGTACGGATTGCCGAATATAACGCTTGTGTTGTCAAGCACCTCGGAAACAATTCCGCCTTCCGCGCCGTTTCCTGCGTCTATGCTGCCATCGAAGTAAAAGTACATATACGCATCACCGTCAACAGCCGCATTTCGGACAATTTTTCGCGCCTGCGCCTTTATGTTACAGCGCTCAATCGTCTTGTCCACCTCGGTCTCGATTACCCGCGCATCCAGTTCTTCGCGGATTATCTCTGTTGGCTCTCCGCTCTGCATTCCACCCTCAAGCCTTCCCCTTGAGGGGAAGGTGTCGCCGTATGGCGACGGATGAGGTGTCACAAACTCCTTTGTCTTCTTATACGGTTCAAGAAGTATTCCCACGTCATCAGACACGAGCATCGCTATAAAATAGCTCACAACGCGCTTGGTAACGTTCAGAACCGGCTTCGGCAGGTCAGGGGCGTTAAGCCCCTCCCATTGCTTGCCGATATAGAAGTTCTCACACTTCTTAACGTTCTCATAAAGGTCAATAGACTTGTTATACGTCTTGCCCTTCTCAAACTCTGCCCAAATCTCCACCGCCGTCTTTTTGATGTTCATAATAAAAACTCCCTTCTTTGTTTTTCTTCTCTTGTCATCCTGAGCGTAGGGCGAACGCCCGCAGTCGAACCTCAGGCGCGCGCAAGCGCGGGATCTCATCACTCTGCATCATTGTACAAATTATAAATTCTCCGCGCAACGCTCCGCTTGTATCCAAGCTTTTTAATCGCCTCTATTTTTTCATCCTTGGTGCTGTTCTTCGATATCGCATCAGCAATCTTCTCAAACTCGGCATATGAGATGCCAAAGCGGTCTGAAATTTTCTCAAAGCGCCGTTCCGCCTTGCCGAAGTATTCGTCATAATACTTCGCCCACGTTGTCTTTCCGCGCTTTACCTTTTCCTGCGCCTTTTTGTAAACATCAGAGCCGCCGTTTGCACGTATCGCATATTCCTCGCCGTACATAGCGCGGTTTGCTTCCCGGTACGCGTATTCAAGCTTTTTCTCCTCATCCTCGCCCGGATACTTCTTGAGATACTTTTCCACGCTCTCACGGTACTTGTCGAGGTTTTCCAGAATCGTCTTCTGATACGCCGTTCTCTCCGCACTCGCCGCTCTGACTGCAGCCTGCCTTTCCTTGCTCGTGAGGTTTTTATCAACCTCCGCTTCACGCACCTTCGAGCTATATTCACCTACCATATTGCGTTCCCGATTAAGGTGCTTATACACAACCTTATCCGCAAGCGTGCCTTTCTCAGAGTTCTTTTTCTGCGTTGCCGCATCAACTGCATCGTAAAACTCACCGCTTATCTTGTTTGAAAGCTTGCTGTCGGTCGTGAAGTTTGATGTGAGTATTCCTAAAAGCCCGTATCCGATTTTTCCGGCAACGCTGTCGCCCTTCTGTTCTTTCGGCGTTATCATCGGAAGAACGGTTCTTCCGATACCTCCCGTATACTGCTGAAGGATATAATTAAGCTTTTTCGGTGATACTCCGAGTGCTTTGCCTATCGCCTTTGAAACGTAGTCCGTTGAGTTGTCATATCTCTCTCCGGCAGGAAGCGACTGCAGGGTTTCGTTTTCAATGTCGGTACCGTACCATGTTCTGCCCTTGCTCTCGTCGTTGAGCAAATCAGCATCGAACCACGCCTTGAAAATGTTGTTGTTCAATGGATTCTCCGGAAGAATATTTTCCGAAATTCGTGAAAGCGCCTCGCCTGCATCAACCTTCTCACCTTTCATCACATCGCGCAGTCTGTCTGTTACAACGCCGAGCGCTGCCATAATGCGTCCTTTGGGAAGGCGGAGGAACTTCCCGTCACCCGCTCGGATTAAGAAGTAATTGTCTTTCGTTCTATCCGGGAGATTTTCATAATCCTCATCGTCTCCGTTAATCAGGTCATTAAGGAATCCCGCTCCGAGCCCGTATATCATACATTTAACGGCAAGCCCTATCCATTCCTTTCCGGTCTTACTTTCCGTGAAGGTTCTTACCACTTTCGCCGTTCCCTGAATTGCCGGATTCAGGAACGGGATATAGTATGCATTGAGGACCTTGCCCCACGTTCCGCTTTCACCGAAGTTTGTGGTGACATCAGCTGCCGCAAGAAGCGCATCTGCAATCGTGTCTGCATCGTTTATGTCGCCTTTCTCCACAACGCTCATAAACTCCGCAAGCCTCGGTGCCTGCTCAACCATCATATTTCCGAAAGCCAGCTTCTCTTTTATATTGAGCTTCCCGCTCTTCTCGGTAATTCCTTTTTCCTGCAGTTCTTCAAAACGCGAAGAATAAAGCCCGCCTGCAGCTTGGTAAAGCTCCCACATCTCGCCGCCCGTTGCTATTTCCTTGTATGCTCTTCCGTAGTTCTTCAAAAATGACCCGGCATTCCGGCTTTGAAAAATTCCGTCAAAGAGGTCTTTAAGTCCGTTTCTTGCGATAAATGTAACATCATACGTGGTTATAAGCTTCTTGTATATCTCATTCACCTTGCGCCACGCCTGCGCAGCTGCAGGCTGTTCCTTCGGCACACGTGAAAGAGTATCAAAGGCTTCATAAAGCTCCGGCGTAACCGTCAGTTCAATAAGCTTTCCGTCCTTGTGAAAGGTAACCGTATTGTCAAAAGCAGCCTCTTCTCCGAAACTGTCAATCTCTGTATCAACATCGCGCTCGCCTTCCTGAACATCCGTTATGTACTTTTCAAGAAGCTTTGAATTCTTGTCGAACAACTCGAAAACTTTGTTTGCAAAGATGTTTTTTTGTCCGCTTCTCACAACCTTCTTTGTCATTTCGGAGAGTGCCACATCCAGCGGAATAATCGGATCGTTCCCGCCTGTGGCTCTCCCGACTGTTTTTCCGATGTTTGTCTTTCCCTGTATCTGCTTCTGAATGCTTTCTGTGTTCCTGTATGTAGGCACATAATCCGGATACTTCTTTTTAAAATAATCCGCTTCCTCCTGAGTTATAAGCCCGCTGTCCACGCGATACTGCATAAGGTTGTCAAGATATGTCCGTATCTTCTTTTCATCCTCTGCAAAGCCGGGATTCTCGCGCAGAAGCTCTTCTGTCGCGTGTCTTGATTCGTCTGCATTGAGCGGAACATCGTCGCTGTCGAAGAATATAGGCTTATTCTTTGTGTTCTGTGCCTTGTTCAATCTGTCGCGCAGCTCTATATACTCTTTTGCACGGAAGCCTTTATCATCGTCCCACATACTTGCTTTCTGCAAAGCCGTCTCGCCCATGGCGGCGATGCCCGGATTGTCTTTTATGAAAAGCTCAAGCTCTGCCTGCGCCTGCGCTTCCGCTTTTGTGTCCTTCAAACTCATTCGCGATACATTGTGCTTATGCAGAAGATAAAGCTGAAATTTACGGAAGTATTCATCTCCCTTTTCTTTTACAGGAGCGATTATCCCCTCAAGGCTCTCACCCACCTTCTGCCCCCGGATATTCGTTTGCTTATTCTGCAGCATATCCGAAACAATGTTCATAGAGCTTCTCGCTCGGTTCAGTGCCGGGTACAGATGCTTATCCTTCGTAGTTTTCGCTATCTTCCGGATTGTATCTGCGCTGTTCACCATTTTTCGTTTCAAAAAGCTTACGCTTTCCTCCACTTTTTCTTTTCCGGATTTCTTGTCGGTTCCCGGTGCTTTCATAAGCGCCTTTTCCGCATCGGCAACGCGCTTTTTTTGTATAACCTGCGCTCTATCCTCAAGGTCATTGAAATATGTATCAAGTCCTGTTTCCTCAATGTATGAACTTTGGCTTCCTTCCTCAGTGGTGTCGCTCGGCTTCTGATTTTCCTTTTTGGAAATAACCACTTCCGTGTCACGCGCATCAAACCCAGTGTCATTCTGAGGCTCTGCCGAAGAATCTGCTTTCCCATAATCCGGAGAAAGCAAATCCTCTGTTTTTAACGAAAAATTTATATCGGGGTCAGATGTCGGATTCCCATTATCAATATTTTTTACCTGATTGGGTGAAAGAGCAATATAAGCATCTGTGGTCCTCCCAAAGCTTCCCGAATCAGAGGCAAGAATAATCCCATCATAGCCGGCCCTTTTCATTGCTTCAGTGATTTTGGTTTTTGCCTTCAACGAAAGCTCTGCATCCTTTCTCCCCCATTCTTCGATAAGTTGGTCTTCCATATCGTAAAGCTCTTTAAAACCTGCATCATCATATACCGCCGCTCGGCTTGCTTCAGGGTTGTTTTTTCTCCATTCAACAAGATATTGAGCAAGGTCTTTATCTGCTTTATCATGTTTTCCCTTATAGTCTATATTTAACTCCTTTAATTCACTTTCTATATGTGCAAATTCGGGTGAAATTTCACGAAGCTTCTTTGATAAATCGTCTCTTGATTCAGCATACAGTGGGTTTGTTATATTTGCATATAACATCATTTGCTTTTTCCCTTGTAATCCTATGTCAGCATCAGATGTTTTCATAAATATCCCGAAAGGTGTTTGGTTGTCGCTTGTACCTGCTCCTTCTTTCTTGACATCAAATACCGTAAAATCATCCCCTGTCTGATGATACATCACGAGCAGGTTTCCGTCTTCATCTCTCGCCTTTGAATCTTTGAAGTATTCCGCCTGTTCTTGTGTTAACTCACGGCCACTGCTGTCGGTCTTGTTCTTCTGGGAAAATTCACTATTGCTTTTTTCCGGAGTTTGTGGTATATTATTATCAGAGGAAGGAACATCCTCTGAATTATCGCGCAGGAAAGTAGACTTCGGATTTTCTCCGTATGAGCTACAGATGTCCTGCGTGATATTTTTTATTCGAGTTACATCTATTAATCGGTCTCCCTTGGCATTCGGCAGGATATTTATTCTTCCTTCGAAGTACTCATCCCCGACTTTAAATATAGTGTCAAAATACTTAAAATCGCCTGTCGCCTTCGGGTGAATATGTCCATCCGCGCCGTCCGGTGCTGTTCTGAAATTATCCCCCGCATCAATGAGATTATCAAGCTCCGTAGATGCCCGCATTTTTGCATTCTGTTCTGGCGCATCTAACTTTTTGCTCGGATGTCCGTATTCTGTTGCGCTCCGTCCGTTTACGAAAACCTTATTGTCACGTCCTACAACCTTGCCGGCAAACCTCTCTTTTATTATCCTTGTTGCCATTTTCCCTTTTTCGTTATCCGTCAACCCGTCAAATAAATTCTGGTCTGTTTCTACATCCACAAAGCGTTTTCCATCCTCAAAGCTTTTCAAAGAATACATTCTCACGCCGCCTGCAGATGTGCCGGCGGTATTTTTATTTCCGCTTGCAACTGCAGCTTCGGTGTCGGAAAGCATCTTCTCCCAGAGGTATGTCGCGCGCTCAAGCTCTTCCGTCTTCGCGCCGTATTTCTCCCGCGCTGCCGTGTCCGCTTTTGCCTTATCCCCGGAGAAGGTAGATTTTACTTTTGATATAAAATCCTTTATGCTGTCGATAAATCTCATTGCAGCGTTTCGGTTGTCCTGTGCCAGACGGTCAAACATCTTCACATCCTTCACAATGCGGCTTGTAAAGTCTGCTGCTATCTCGTCAAGTGCCTGTGCATCTGAAAACTCGGTCTGTGTGCCCTCGGAATATGCTGTCTTGTATCGGTTTATAAGCTCGCTCTTTTCCGTGTTACTGAGTCTTTCCGATGCGTTTACCGCAAGCTCAAGAAACGCGTTATATTCTGCCGGTGCCGTGCTCTTCATATGATGTGCCACCTCATGAGCGAGAACTACCTCAAGCGGATTTTTCGCATCCTGGGCAATTACTATCTCACCGTTTTTGTAATATCCATCGTGTGCGCCGTCTGCGTTTCCTGTCGGTGCTCCGATGGATATCTTCACACCCAGCCGTTTTCCCACTGCATCAAGCGCGCGAATCTGCTTGTTTGTTATCTTGTCGCTGTATTTAGTCGAGACAAACCCGCCGCCCGCTCTGTTGCGGTTTGTATTCGTGTTTATACCGGATATAGCCGAAGCTCCGCCGCCCATTGCGGCACCGGAAATCGCGCCTCCTGCTCCTGCAAGCAGAATGTTTTTTCCAAAATATTGAAAAAACGCTTCTTTTTCCGCCTCTGCACGGCTCATCCCGCTCGCTTCAAGCTCGGATATGTAGCTTCTGTATTCAGAGTTATCGCGCATCACGGCAATGTCAAGCGCGGTATTTGCAAGCTCGGAAACCATTTCTTCCGTTGCTTCCATTCCGGATTGCTTGAGGACTGACTTTATAGTTGTCTTTATTCCTGTTTTGCCTACGTCCTTTGCCGTTCTGAAAAGGTTGTCGAGAGGCATCTTCTCGGTAAGCGCTTCAATCGCACCCGCCGCCGTCGAAAGAAATAAAGCCTGTCCCGCCGTTCCCCCGCGTTCGAGAACATCAAGAGTTGTCTGTCCGGCAGTATCTGCGCCCATTGCAAGCATCGCACCTGTCGCGCCGAGAGGTGCCTTGCTCAAAAAGTTTGCCATCGAAAGCCCTGTTCCTGCAAGAAGGGATGCAAGTTCTCCCTTTGTCCCGCCGCCGGCAGCATCGTATGCGCGCTCTGTCACGCCCGCGCTCGTTTGCTTTGCCGCGTGTGCTCCGGAAAAAGCATCCGTGTTTGTGTCTGTCGGAACATATTCATCGCGGAAGATGTTCCCCACAGCATTCGCAGTATTGGCAACGTATGCCGCAGGTGTCGCAAAGCTTGCCATAACGTTCTTTACCGCACCCGTAACAGGCTTTTCATATGCCTCCTTATAGGTCTGCTTGTTCCGAGCTTCCTGCACGCGCTTGTTTAAAGTTGTTTTCAGAAGCTCATAGTATTCCTCAACCTTGTCATACTGCCCGGTTGATGCAAAGTATTGTATTGTTTTCTTCTCTGCATCGGTCATTGCCTCAACATGTGCGAGCGTCTCTGAGCTTTCTCCGAAGCGTTTGTCAATGCTCCGGTATTTCTCCCGCTCTTCAGGATTGTTTATAAGCGCACTTATCTCTTCTCCCGCGCCAAGCCTCCCTTGCCCTAAAGGGAGGGGGACCGCCGTATGGCGGTGGAGGGATTCTTCTCCTCCCTCACTTTGCATTTGCGATGCAGCCTCATTCTCAAGCGCACTCCGTTTTTCATACTGACGAAAATTATAAGTATCTTCGCGCACCTTCTGCGCTCGGTTCCGGTATAAATCAAGATATGCATTCGCCGCCTTGTCTGCAGAAACGGCAGGGCTCATATCCCCACGGATACGCGCTCTCGCAAATTCCTCGTCATATCTTCTCTGCGCTTCTTTCCTGACAGCCTCGGAATTAACCTGCTCCTTCGCCCAGGCTTCAACATCATCGGCACGGGTAAGCTCCCGCACCTTATCCATGTCGCCGGAGGCTTCCGCGCGCTTGATATTCCCCGCTCTTACCTCGGGAAGCTGTGAATACTGCGCGCTTCTGTTTTTCTCCCTGCGGTTTATATCCGCCTCTTTTTCCTCGGCCGTTTTCGGAGCAGGCGCATGAACAACAAACGAAGCCGCTTTCGGTATCTCAATAGCCGGCGGTAAAAATGTTTTTCGCGGATTTGCTCTTTCCATTTTCCTTCGCTCAACTATTCCCACACTCCCGTCTTGTTTTTGGCTTTGTTCCGCTCTTTCGAGCATCCTTCTTTTTTTTCTTTCTTCAACCAATCCCATCGTTACAACCTCGCTTTATAGTCCGTATTTGTCGATAATGGCGTCGAGCTCCTCGTCTGTAAGTGTTCCTTCTTCCAAGCTGTTAATGTATGCCGTTATTGCTTCTTTACTGGCCTTGCCTCTTCTGTACATTCCCCCGATAACATCAAGCACATGCTGATAAGTGACTGTTTTTGTGCCCTGCGCATCCAATGCCTCATCATACATATCAAGTAGTATTTCTTTTTCACTCTCTGAGAAGTTATTCCTTATCAGCCATTCCTGAACCGCCGCTTCGCTTCCCAGTGCGAGCATCGTATCTACATACGACTTCCCGCCCGAGCTCCCCGACGAACTATTCGATTTTTTTGAACCACCGCCCCCGCTACTGCTTCGGCTTGCCGTTCTCTGCGCATTCACTGCCGCTATAAGGGTATTAACGTCCGCCTGCGGAATACCGAGTACCTCAGATATAAACGAAGCGTTCTTTCCGTTCTCGATAAACGCAAGCGCAAGGTCCCATTTGTTCTGCTGTTCCGCCTGTTCCTTCTGTGCCTGCAGCTGCGTATCAAACTGACGTGTGTTTTCTGCCATCTGCTCGTCAAACTGGCGCGTGCTCTCTGCCTGTCCCATTGCCTGCATATCGCCGGAGAAAATGTTGTTCTGCAGCGCAATCTCCTGCTGCAGGATATTCTGTGCCCGTGCCTCAAGAATATTTGCAATCTCATATTGCCCTGTTGCCTTTGCCTGCGCTATCTGCACATCAAGCTCCTGAAGCTGTGCATTCATTGCGCGCACGTTCTCGCTAAGCTGTCCCGCATATGCCCCCGCAAGCTTCATTTGCGAGGTTTCGGCATACCCTGAGTTTGCAAGTCCTATTTTTGCACGCTGTTCCGCCGCGGCTCCGTAGGGATTAGATGCCGCAAGATATGCGTGATACGCTTCCCTGTTTGCGGTCTCCCGGTTCTGCTGTGCGATTCCTTTCTGTCGCTTAAGCTCTGCTATCGCCGCATCGGTGGAATATTGAATGCTCTTTTCCTGTGCGCCGCTTGCTGCCTTATACGCATTAAGCGCCGCCTGCGCCGCGCTCTGATACTGCGTCTTCGCCGTCTGATATGTCGGTATTCCCCCGTTTGATGTCAGTTTGAATGTTCCGCCTGCGGTATTAACTGTCGCGCCGATGGGGACGCGCGTAGTGCCCGCTTCGTCCGTATACGTCTTTCCGTCTATTATCCAGCCTTCGTGCTGGTCATTGTTTTTATCAAGCCACGTTGTCTTTGTCGCCATTGTGAAATCTCTCCTTTATTTTTTTATTTTTCCGTAGAAAAACCGTCTTATTATTCCGCCTATTCCAAAAGAATTATTCACCTTGTCATTGCGGCAGATTATCTGAATAGCTCCGTATTTTTTGATTCGCGTATTAAACGGAACAACGCAGTATCCTGTTGCATTGTCATCACTTCGTGCTCCTTTTCTTTCCGCAACGGTTTTATCCTTCTCGCGGTCGGTGCGGATAATCACGGTAACTGCCGCGTTCGGTTTTGACTTTAGCAACACTCCCGATCCTGTTTTCACAAGAGTCTTTTCCTGCATAAAGTTTCCGTCGTCGGCGAGGTTTGTCGTCCATTCTGCCACTATCGCCTCACCGTCGTCGGAATAAGCCTCTCCGCTTTCCTTATCAAGGTCGGTGTTGAACTTACAAAGCCTGCCGTCTTCCGTTCCGAAAAATAATTCTCCGTCATCCTCATACAAAGCCGTCGCCGGAATGTTCGTCCAGTAATACCACTCATATTCAAACGTGTTTGTGGCGTTCCTCGGATACTGCTTCTGCGCCGCGTCCGCAACGTATGCCCTGCCATCGACGCACAGAATCAGATATCCGTTCCACTCGCACATCAGCGCATTCTTCAGGTCCTCTTCCTCAAGCAGTCGCTTATTTACGCGCGTTGAGCGGATATTCAGCGCACGTTCGTTTGAAATATCCTGCATTCCTATGGCATAAACTCCGTTGCGCGTTAAGTAAAGCGGATCATCGAGAAACGTGCATATCGCCCTCTCGGCGATTGCTCCGAGCCCGGAGGTTCCGTGCTTTACCGGAAATATAACCTTACCGTCTGAAAGCGTTGAATACGAGCGCATATAAATCGTCGCATCATCTCCGTCGCTTTTCAGTATCGCCTGCTCGCTTCCTGTCCTCAGATATCCCATTATCCGGCTTGAGTCCATTCCTATCTCCGTATAATTTATATCCGGAACATATAACGGGTCGTTAACTCCCGAAGACCAGTCTACATTCGGGAAGTCCGGGTTCCCCGAAAAGAACAGCCTGTTCTCAAAAACATCCATAACCGTACATTTACCTATCCTGTCGGCGTATCCGTCTACAGTATGTGTAAACTCTATCGAAAAGTTATCTACCCCCTGTGTGTAGCCGTAATCCGTCAGCTCCGCAGTTTTGATGCTGCATATAACATAACACGCATTCCGCTTCAGAGAAGGAGCAATCTGTAACCAGAACGGCAAATTGTTGCTTCCCACCGTCATAACATTAAGCTTTGAGGTGTCAAGACCCGTTTCATTAACCACCGCCGCTGTATATCTTCCGTCGCTTCTTCCCGGCGGCGGATATATGCAGCTGAACACCTCTTCACCCGTGGGTATATATCGCATCGTAACCTTTGTTCCGGTATCTATTACAGAATCAAGAACGAATAACTTCATACCCGCAAGCGGCATCTCAAAGCAGTTTTTACGCCTGCCCGATACAAGATTTACCGTCTCATCCTCGGGCACGGTTCCCCCGTTCAGTACTGTACCGTCGGGGTTCTTCAGAACTCCGTCATCCTCCCAGTAGTTGAACGCTTTGTCATCCGAGAGATATGTGTGCTGTATTATCGGAGTCCCTCTCGACACAAGCGTCTTCGGTGCATACATATCCTCAAACTCACCTGCGCGCACGCACATCTCTCCGTCAAACACGAGATATTCCTCTCCCGTGAGTATGCAAAGCTTGCCTTTGAAATATTTCCCTTGTGACGGGCGGTTCGCTATCCCGCTGATAAGTGTTGTCTTTTCCCCGTCCTCCAGCTTGTAAACGGACGTTCCCGCATGAATTATCATACAGCTCGCTTCTTCCGCTCCAAAGCTGTATATCCCGTTTATCCGCGCTCCGAAGTCCTCCACACTTCTCCAGCCGAGCCGCTTCTCCGGAAATCCGGATGTATCGGATATAAGGTTTTTCGCCTCCGGAGAGTGGGCGTCATCCACCATCGATGCATCGTGTGAAAAATCCACCCCGCGGAAGCTTCCGTATTTTTTTGTGTATATAGTCGGTGATGCCGGTGTTCCCAAATTAACTATCTTCGGCACTGTAAAAAACTCCTTTCAGTTTTCAACTTTCAACTTCCACTTGTCCGTCTGCGCTCCCGCCGTAGTTTATAAAATTCTCCCACTGCTTCTGCAGCTTCTCCCGCTCTGCGTCATCCTGAGGCTTGTTTTCCTTGTCATCCTGAGGCTCCGCCGAAGGATATCCTTTTGCACTTTGCACTTTGCATTTTGCATTTTGCATTTGCGCGAATATCGCGCACGCTCCGCCCAATATAACACCAACCGCCATTGCTATACAATACAGCATAATAAAAACTCTCCTTTCAGTCGTTTTTAATTTTCCAACGCCGCGCCGTATCCGTAAACGTCCTCGATGTCGCTTATATGTGCCCCTCCTGCCGCGGAATGGAGTGCTGTTATAAAACGCGCGCGGTAATCCGCCGCATTGTAGTTCTCCCCGTCGTCCATACAAAAATACGATGCAACACCGTATGGCAATGCGACGCCGCAGATATCGTAAGACATTTCGACATCATCCTCCATGCTCTCCACTGTCGGCGGAAATAATATCGGCTCCTCTCCGCGGCTTGCCCTGCGTGCATTCTCATACGGCAGAGCCTCGCAGATGAGCAGGTTCAGTATCTCCATGAAATTATCGTAAAACATTTTGTCCTCGCCCTCGTTTTCAAACATGATCGCAAGGGTTCTTTTATATATATCATATGCTTTCATTTTTTCTTCTTTTCTCCTCTCCGCTCCCCGTGTCATTCTGAGCGTCAGCGAAGAATCTCTTCGCAAATCCTCAAAATGACACAGAAAAAAATCTCCTTTATGTCAATTTATAAGTAATAAGGAATAGTGAAAAGTGAATATGTACGGTGCAAAATCGCACCGCGATTTTGATTTTGAATCTTTTCGCGCATTAGCGAAAAGCCCCTTACTTATTCCTTGTTCACTATTCCCTTTTCCCTAATTGAAGGCTTGCGCCTTCGATTATTCTATCGTGCCTTCCGCAACCTCAGACGGGAACGCCCCATCTTTATACGCATACGCACGAACAACCGTGCCGTCCGCAACGTTCCAGACCTCTGTTCCAACGCTTGCCGTTGCAGAATATCTCGGGTCAGAGCCGTCTGTCGTGTACTTCACGATTGCACCGTCTGTCGCGCATTCAATTGTTCCGTCCGGCATCACTTCAGGTGTCGCGCAGATCACTCCCGCTCCGCTTGCAGTGTTTACATCGACGTAAACGCCGGCGCATTTTGCACCGTAAACAAAAAGGTCGTAATACTGTCTGCCCTCAAGCAGATTTCCCGAAATGCCCGGCGGGTCCTTGTGATACTTCGTATCATTAAGCTTAACCGGCGCGCATCCCGCTCTTTCATGAATTATAATGAAGTTCACGTTCGCGGGCCATCTCTTTGCCGGAACCTTAACTACGCGCATTCCGTCATAGGTACCCACCTGCCCCTTTGCAAGAGACTTTTCAAGAAGTCCTTCGCATTTCTGGAACTCCTCCGAAAGGCGAAGCTTTGCGTATGTTTCGCTCGGAACAAAAAGCGTTCTTCCACCAGACGGAATTTCATTATCGTCCATAAATGTAGTACCCGCCGTAATGCGTTCACAAACGTTGGTTTTCGAAATCGCCGTTGCATTGCCGACAATCTTTCCCCCAAGCTGTGAAAGCCTTGCAAAGCCGTACGTGTCCATAAGAGGAATTGCCTGCTCTGCCATCTGAAGCTTGAGCATCTTTCCGGCTTCCTTAATTCCGTTCTGGTCTGCGTTGTTCCCCTTGTCGATTGTAAGAGAGAAGCTCTTGTCCTGGGAAAGCGTCATTTCCTGAACAACGTCCTGCATCTCTGTCGGCGTACCGTAACGGTTTGTTCCGCTGCGTGTGTAGTCCACCATCGGCACCGTTATCGGTGTTGAAATCTTAACAGTCTTCACTCCCGTGAAACTGTACGAATTATCGAGTACTCCCGCAAGGAGAGACTCTTTGACATAATAGGTCTGAATCTCTTTGTCATACTTTGCGTGTAAATTAATAGCCATTTAAAAACCTTCTTTCTTTTCCCTCCGACACGGAGGTTTTTGCAAAAAAGAAGTTTGGAATCATCTTTTTCAGAATTAACCCCGGCAATGAAGTCTTCTTTAGAGTCCGTGCGCAAACCCATAAGAGTCTTCACTGCTACGCAAGTTATATTGAATTAAAACCGGCGAGAAAATCGTCTTCCTCTTCCGTGTTCTGATTCCCCGAAAGCGAGCCTATGCTCTTCTGCTTTGCCGTATTCTTGTCTGCCTGCATCTTGTTCTGAACTTCAAGCTCACGGCTGCGCTTTATGTAATAAGCCTCAACCGGGGTATATCCCTGCCCGATGAGTTCAAAGAGCCCCGTCACTTCCGGAGAAATCTGTTCCCCTTCCTTTGCTTTGAGCTCGGGATGTTCGGCAAAAAGCCTGTTCCAGCCTTCTATTTCTGCGTTCTTCTTTTGTTCGAGAGCCTGCGTCTCCGCAGTCTCCCGCTCTTTGTCTTTGTTTCTTTTTTCAGCTTCGAGTTCAAACTGCGCAAGGCGCTTTATCGTTTCCTCGCTCGCGTCGTCATCACGAGAGCGAATTTCACGCATCTTTGCCTCAAGGCGTTGGTTTTCCGCCCCGGCGCGTTCTCTCTCAATAAGCTGCTCAACCGTTATGCCCTCGCCCTTTGCACGCTCCATCAAAAAGTCAAAAGCATTCCGGTTTCTGTCGCGTTCTGAAACAACGTGGTCGTAATTAAGCCCCTTCTGTGCAAGCTTTCTTGCCTCGTCAAGGCTTATGTCTCGCTCCTCACCGTTGTACTTAACGCGTAGCACAGAGCCTGCATCCGGCGGTGAAGTAATTTCCCCGGCGTGGTTTTCGCCGTTCTCTTCGCTCTTCCCGCTCTCTTCCGAGCTCTGCACAGTGCCGGAAGTTTTCCCTTCTTCCATCTCCGACTCCGACACCCCGCTCGTATTATCCTGATGCAGTGCCGAAGAGTCTCCTTCACTTTGCATTTTGCCCTCTGCATTTTGCATTTGCGAAGCATCCTCCTCATCGTCAAAAAGGTTTTCCGGAAGATCTTCCATCATATCTTCCATCGTCTGATTGGTTTCTTCAAACATGTCAAATACTCCTTTGTAAAAATTTTTTATATATAAAGCGCTGGTCTCGCGCGTTATAGTTACTCCTTCGTCGTAATTTTAGGTACTCGATATTGTGCTTTCCGCAAAGCGAAAAGATTTTAGATCAAAACTGCATCGCAGTTTTGCACCTAACCTCTTCACTCTTCACTATTCCCTCTTCACTGCGCAAGCTCAGCTTGCACCTTGTCCACAACGTTAATATTAACATCAATCTTGTTCTTCGCCGGGTCATTTTCTTTCTCGAATACGCCTAAATGCTCACCCATCATCTCCAATGCACGGAGCGCGCCCTTGCTGTCAAAGCGAAACTCTCCGCTTTCTTCCCATTCCTTGGTCTCCGGATTCCATTGCATCACCGGCTCAGCCTGCATACAGCGTCGGTACACTTTCACCGCCTCGCTCATTATCGTGTCACGCGAAAGTCCGTGTTCTTCATACGCCCGCTCTGCACGAAGAGCACGGTATTCCGCAACCTCTTCTTTTGCAAGTATTCTTGATGCTGCTGTTGCGGCGCTTCGTCTGTTTTCTTTTCCGTCCCGGCTTCTGCCATATCCCGCTCTGAGCGCCGCATCGGCTTTGCTTCCGTCGGCCTCAAGCTCTTCTATGAACCGCTTCTCTTTCGGAGGGATTATTTTTTCAAGCGCCGCTAACCTGAGTCTCTTCTCTCTTTCCACACCTCTGTATCTCTCCTTTTTCCGCTTTCATAAATCAATAATATCACATCATTATTTTTCACACGCCCCGAAAAATAAAAGTTTTTTTAAAAAAATCAAAAAAAATTTGCAGAAAGAAAATTTTCTTCTGCAAACTGTTGTTTTATAAGCCTTTAAGAGCGCGGAGTTTCTTCTCCTCGCCCTTTCATTTTGCATTTTGCCCTTTGCATTTTGCATTTGCGCGCACGTAATGCGCGCACCCGCCTCTCCGCGCGAGAACACTCAACATTTTTCAACACACCAAAGCCTCCCTTGCCTAAAGGGAGGGGGACCGCCGTACGGCGGTGGAGGGATTCTTCTGTGCATTCTGCTTTTCATAATGCCTGTTCCTGTTCCGGGCAAGCGTGCAGCTCCCCCACTGATAGTCAGAGCAGTATTCCTCTGCATACTCTCCGAGCTCCTTGTTGTTGATAAAGCAGAGCACTCCACACTCGCAATGAATCTTTGTCCGCTCATCCCACTTGAAGTACGGACACACCCACGTTCTTTTTGAGTATCCCATTTCCAGACCTCCCTGGTCGTAAAACTTTACACATTTACAAGTTTTTGTATAGGCGTCCTTTTAAGCCACGCCTCCGGGCTCGTTTTCATTATCCTTTTTCAGTTCCGCTTGTGTTTTTCCGGTATCTTCACATATTTAAAATACAAATACCCGAACTCATTGCTCTCCCGCTCGACAAGCTTGTACCCCCTCGGTGCTCTCGGTGGCTTGTCCACCGTGTAGTTTCGCATTATAACCGTCGTGCGCTCTTTCTTGGGTGCTTTTATGTTCCGTGTCTTGTAATACCGATGTCCACCCTGCTCGGGTGTCCAGTGGTTAAATAAGTAATTTGCAAGTCCTGTAAAATCTGCGCCGTAATCTTCCTTATTATAGAAGTTGTGCGCTCTGAGCGGAACAATCTCGCCTGTTCCGCCATATATCCACTGCTGCTTTATTACCTCTCTCGGTATTCCTTCCGATACCATGTGGAAATGTATTCGCGCAGTTCCTTTTCCTCTTCCCATGTAAAGCATTATCCGCGCCTCCGGGTATCGGCGGCGCAGTCTGCGTATAAATATCTCGCGGATCTTCCGCGCTTCGGGAAATGTATGTACTTCGTATTCGTCTTTGAAGGTGAGTGTAGAGTAAAGAGAGCTTCCCGCTCTGAATGCCTCGTTGAACAGCTGCGCATGGTGCCGGCGCGCTATTTCCGTTCTGTGCCGTTCCCGCTCTTCATCCGTCTTGAATCTCGGCTTCGGTTTTGAGTTCTTGAATTTTTTTGTGTTGTCGCCAACATTATATACAATCTGTTCGCACACCGCACCTGCAAACACCGTCCTCTTAACTCTCTTCACTCTCAACTCTCCCTTCTGTTGGTTTCAATTGCAAAAAATCACTCAAACAAAACGTGGCTTCCGTCCTGAAGCGCTTTTTCTTCATCAGACATCTCATATCCTATCTTGCAAAGATATTTATACGCCAAATCCAAGTATTCATTTTTTGTCCACGTCGGAACTTCATCTCCGTAGTTCTTCACGAAATACGCCTCATCCTTGCTGCCACCGTTTACCGCCGCAACAATAACAAGCTTTCCGTTGTGCGGGCTTTCCTCAAGCAGCTTTTCAATAACTTCCGGCTTAATCTCATACATATACTTTTCGTATCCCTCACCGGTTGCCTCACAAATAAGCCCCCAGTCTGTGTATCTGTATGCCCCCGTAAGCACGAGCTTTGCACCCTCAAAAGCCCACTCGTCCAGTTCCTTTTCGTATTTCTTTGCCGCTGTAAACCCGAGAATAAATTCTTTCCGGCTCTCATACGCTTTCTGAGAAACCTGCTTAAGCCCCTCTCGGAGCTCAATGGCGTGTATTTCCGCTTCTGATTTCTTCGGAGCTTCTTTCTTTTGTTTTGGTAACTTCTTAAAAATGTTCACGGTATCGTTCTGCACCGTATTCCAGAAGAGTTCTTTTCCGGGCGTGACGGCAACATCATCCGCGCACCCGCTTTCAAACTCATCTATTGTAATACTCTTCACAACTTCGTATCCGTCACTCCACGTCCGCAGGTTCTCGTCACACTTTATCCCGAGCCTTTTCATGTCCGCCTTTATTATGGGAAGTTTTTTTGCGTCCCTCTGCTTCTTCATGGCATCGCGCAGGGTCCAGTTGAAGTTTGACGTGCCTATCGCATCCGTCACCTTGTCGCGCAGCTTCTTGTCCTCAATCTCCGCCGCCTTTATGTAATCCTCAAGCGTTGCTCCGCGCTCTTCGTCCTGCTGAAACTTTTTCTTGTCGATGGAAAGAAGCTTGATTCTCCGGGAAACGGTTGATGCAGAGAATCCCGTTGTTTCCGCGATGCTTTCTTTTGTCTCGCCGAGGTCAAGCATCATCTGGAAGCCCTGCGCCTGCTCGTAAGTCGTCAGGTCGCTTCTCTGCATATTTTCAAGAAGCATCGTCTGTATCTGCTCCCGCTCCGTCATCTCTGTTATAACGCACGGAACCTTCTCAAGTCCGGCAAGCTTTGCCGCCGCACATCTCCGGTGCCCGATTATAATTGTGTACCGTCCTTCTCCGTTGAATTTCGGATTTGTTTTCGACTTAAACGGAACAACCGTGAGATTTTGCAGAATCCCTTTTGCTTTGATGCTCTCCGCAAGCTCTGTCAGATCCCCGAGTTCCTTTCGCGGGTTGTCCGGATGCTGCTCAAGGCTTTCAACCGGAAGCCACACCAATTCACCTTTTCCTTTTTCGATCATAATTTCATCTCTCCTTTTTCTTTTAAAAAGTCACAACTGCATTCAGAGCCTCAGCTGCTATCCAGTAAATAACCTTCCGCACGTCCCTCGATGCGGCATATGTCACCGCCGCTCCGAGGTTGCACGCTATCAGAATTAACGGGAAAATGTGCGTTTCATCATTCTCCCTTACCTCCGTCCATTTTCGCACCGCAGTGGTGACAGCGTATCTCATACTCTTCATCAAGAGCTCCAACACCGCAATTAGTGCAAATATAGTAAGTATGTTCAAAGCAATTGCCTTTTTCGACATGTTCTTCCCAGTAAGCGTGCTTCACTTCCTCAACATCGGCTGTGGGCATCCTGTCGATGTCAGACTTGAAAGTAATTTTTCTGCCTTCCATTGGCGCTTCTTCGCTTGTGTCCAAGTAATAAGGGATATTATCTGCATCAATATATCTCTTTGCCATCACCCCGCACCTCCTTTCTCATTTTTGATATTCAAGTACTGCCTTACCTCCTTCCGCTTCGTAAGTGAACACTCTTTCAACTTCGTCATAAACGGCAATGGGCAGCTCTGAAAGCGGCACTTCGACCTTATTTGCCGCCTCAATTATCTTGTCTATCCTTTCTTCAACAAAAGCACGTTTCCCGCACGCGTAACCGGTAGCCGCATCCGTTATAAATGCATAGTCATTTTTGCTCTCAACAAAGAATTTTCTGCCCTCTATTTCAATTTCTTTTCCGTAATACTTAACGCGGCAAATCCGAGAGTGTTCTTTATCAAGCATTCGCTTCCAAAAAGGCTTTTGCCATTCTTCGGTATCAAGGTAGCTCTCATATTCTTCGCACTCAAAATCTTCGTTTATGCTTATATTTCCGCGCTTGCAAAACCCGGTTTCCTGATATCTGCAATCGTCTACTCTGCAAAAGATCTTCATCACTCCGCACCGCCTTTCGAATAGTCCTTACAAGCCTTATGCGACCAATTAACTACCAAAACTCTTGGTTTACCATTTATCATCTGCACACTGCCACTTCTTGTACTTACAAACGGTCTTTTTTCGCAAGTGCCACTATGACCTTTGGCTTGAATGAAATATTTGCAACTTTTACACTCCATTATTCCACACCGCCTTTCTCGGTTTGGTTGTCTTGCTTCATAAAGCATAGCCAATGTGTCTTTTCTCTTTTTCCGCTTTTGTGTCCGAACAATGGAGTTTGCCCGATAATATCAATAATTGTTGAAACGGAAACATCGGTTTCATTCCACTTAAAAATAAGCGTTCCATTCGGTTTCAGCACCCTCATGCATTCGCTAAAACCTTTTTGCAGAATTTCTTGCCAATTATCCTTCGGCAACTTCCCATACTTTTTGGCCAACCAAGAATTATCGCCAACTTTAATCAAATGCGGAGGGTCAAAAACAACAAGGTAATATGTATTGTCTTTCATCGGCAAGTTTGTAAAGTCGCAAACAATATCAGGCTTAATTTCCAATGTTCGGCCATCGCAAAGTGTATCTTCAAAAACCCTCAAATCGCAAAAGTCAACATTTTTGTTTTCTTTATCAAACCAAAACATTCTACTTCCGCAACAAGCGTCAAGTATCTTTTTCATCACCCCTCACCCCCCTAAATTCCTAAATGTTGTGCAAGCAAAATCAACAAGCCAATCACTATGAAAAAGGTATAATATATTAAAGTGACCATAGCAAAAGTTTTAAACCACTCCCAAAACATCACTTCTCATCCTCCTTTCTCATTTTTACTTGACTCATAGTTGACTAATGCCGCTTCTGCTTCTTCGCGGGTGCGGAATACAACTTCACCGAAATCCTTATCCTCATAAAAATACTCCTTCCGACTTCTTGACAAAGCTGTAATCGACGTATACTTTTCGTATTGATGCACGGCGGTTACAACCAACTGTTCAGGACGATTGATGCAACCTTCTATGGTGTATACCACACACCCAACCTTGCAAAGTGGGATGTCCACACCGTTTGCAAGAAGATAGTCGGCTGTATCTCCCGTTCCGATTATATTCTTTTTAAAATTTGCTTCATTCAATAACTCAATCAGTCTTTCACGCATCAGAATCACCGCCTTTCTGTTCAAGCTTTTCAACTCGCTGTTTTAATTGTGTGTATTTGAAATCTGCAAACGTAGCGAGTGCCGCGCCTATAAGCGTTAAAATAATACCCGTTCCGCGCGAGGAGCTTCCCTCGAATGCCAAAACCAAACAAAAACTCGCCATATAAAGAGCCATTATCATCCCCGCTCACCGCCTTTCTCTCGTTCTTGTTGGATTTTCTTTAATTCCTCATTCGTTAATGTATGGTTTGAAACAATGTAATTTTGATTATATTTTGGGTTTATACAAGCAGTTGTTCTGCAATATCCATATTCCGTTTTATTATCGCAAATATAAGGACAAATTAAATCACGCATTATTCAACACCTCTTTCCTCGACATAGCACCAACTTTGCGGCGGTCTTGTAATCGGTTTTTCGCCCTCAACCGTGCATTCGTGTCGCATATCCTCACAATTAGAAAAATAATACTCACAACTTAAACATTTAGCATCAAAATATCCCTTTTCCCATTCAGGACAAATAGTGATAAACTCACTCAACTCTTTCGGCTTGTCATAGATTACGAGGTCGGATATGTGCCAGCCGTAAAGGTATTTGCCGTTTGCATAGTTGTATAAATCTCTCATATTAACTTGAGAATTATCAACCATTTGAAAATGTCGGGAATTAAGTTCCTTCAAATTCAAAGTCGGATAAAATTCTGTTACTTTATCACAAACAAACTCGCCTATGACTTTGCCCAAAAACTTCCCCATAAAAGGTTGATACTCTTTCGGTATTTTGGCAAAAGATTTTTTATCCTTACTGCAATATATCTTTGCGACTTTATCCCAACATTTGTCTTTTGGATGATTTTTCCTAACTTCTATCGTTTTTTCTTTGTTGGTATTCCAACCCATTGCTTTTGCAATGATTAAGAACACCCAATACGGCTGTATGCTTATAAGTACAGATTTCATTTTTACCTTCCTCCCATTTTTTGTAGTAAAAACCGTTTTTTCCATCCCAAATGAAATATCCCAAGTGTCCCTTTTCCTTCAGTTCCTTTAATACTGCAAGACATTCATCAACCGGCCTGCGTTTGCATTTTGCAACGCGCTCGGCAAGCTCTTCCAGTGTCTGATCCATATCCTCTTTGATACACATGGATATTACCGCAAGAGTCGAGTTGTTGTTTGGATCCCCCGGGTCAACCGCCCAAGTGCGAAGATTCGCTATTCTCTGTGGACGGCCTATCTTTTTCTTTTCTTCCATTGGCTCCCGTTCCTTCTCTTCTTTTCCATCGCCGCGATAACCCTGGCAATAAGGATTCCGGTCTTTGTTATCTCCGCAAATTCACTTCGCAAATTCAGCCTTATCATGATTCCAAGTTCTTCTCTCGTAACAAGCTCAATGTTTTCCAAAGCACAATTTTGTTTGTTACCATCCAAAAACATCAATATACATCCCTCGGGCACCGGTCCATTTGCCTCTTCCCACAGAACACGATGCTTCGGTTTATAGTTACTCCCATACGGTGTTTCTTCCGTTTTTACCATTACGTATCCGTCCTTGATATATTCGTGTCCGATAGGTTTCGTATTCTCCGGCTTCTTTCCTTTTCTGTATCCGTACGGAAGTCCCGGGTGGATTTTATGAGTGCTCATATATCCTTTAAGTCGCGGGCGCGTAATGGGCTCTCTGAACCTCTTGTTGTATTCAGCAATTATCTCTTCCGAAGTATGCCCCGGAATAAACGACAACAGGAATTTTTTCTCCTCTTCACTGTATACGTGTTTTCTTTTTCTATTGCTCATCTCCGGTACCAATCAAAGGAATCTGAATATTTCCAGGAATGTCATACTCGTCAAAGTGCATCTTTACTTTCAGTGCCAGAGCGCTGTTTTCGATGATTGTCTTCGCCACTTTCTGAATAGCATCGCTACGCTGGACCTCTCTTTCAAATGCCTCTCCCTGTAAATCTTCATCATTTAACCGTTCGATGCATTCAAACAAATAGTTGTTTAACGCTTCCTGTGTATTTTTCATTTTTCTCTTTCTTCCTTTTTTCTTTTCATATATCGTTTTGTCGCCTCGTTCCTGCGTTTTTTCGTACACATCGGGCAATACTTTGCATCGCGCCTCTTCGCAGAAAAGCGCTCACCGCAAACAGTGCATACAACCTCCACGGTTCTGAACTCCCGAAACGTTGCCGGCGCAACTGCAGCCTGTGGCTGCATCATAACCTCCCCACCCAAAGCCTTCCCCTTGAGGGGAAGGTGTCGCTGTATGGCGACGGATGAGGTGTCAACTCTAAACTCATAACTCTTCTTTCGTCTCCGCAGCTGCTCGCTGATGCGCTTCCGTTCCCGTTCCTCAACCGCTTTCCGCGTTTCCGCAACCCTCTGTTCCTTTTTCGATGTCGGCTCCGGCTCTCCGAGCTGAGGATTAAACTTCTCTATGTACTCTCCGTATGTCATACCGTGCGCACGCGCCTCCGCACACAGCTTTTCAATCTGTTGCATCGCGGTCATTATAAATATCTCCTTTCAGTCTGTACCCGCTAAAACGGCAATTCGCCATCGTCGCCGAATACCTCTTCCCAGTCTCCGTTATTGCTCGCCGGCAGTCCCGCCGCAAAGCCTTCCCCCGAAGCCTCCCTTGCCCTAAAGGGAGGGGGACCGTCGAATGACGGTGGAGGGATTTCCCCCGCCCCCTTCTTCTCAGCAAAGAACACCTCGTCCGCAACAACCTCTGTTGCAGTTCTCTTGTTCCCTTCGCGGTCCTCATAGTTCCGAACCTGCAGCCGTCCGCTTACCGCTACAAGCTGCCCTTTGGAAAACCACCGGCAGACGAACTCTGCCGTTCCTCTCCACGCAACGATGTTTATAAAATCAACCGTCTGACGTGTCACCATCTCGCCCGGCTCCGGTCTCTTCACTCCGCGGTCAACGGCAAGAGTGAACGTCGCCACCGAAATGTCCGCTGCCGTAGCTCGAAGCTCCGGATCGCGTGTGAGTCGCCCCATAAGAATTACTTTGTTTAACATCTGATCTTCTCCCTCATATTCTTTTCAATATCTCGCGCCCCGTGTCACCCTCGCCCCGTGTCACCCTGAGTGGAGCGTAGCGCAGTCGAACCGGAGGCGCGCGTCAGCGCGGGGTCTCTCTCCCTCATATTCTTTTCAATATCTCGCGCACCGTCAGCCCGCTCTTTGTGATTTTGTAATACGCCACCATCGCCAGCGGATAGAGTACACCAAAAACGACTCCTATGCCGGCTCCAAATGCACACATCATCAAAAAGCACTCTATGTAACTCATTTGTAAATCTCTCCTTAGTTTGGAATAATAGAATATGGTTTTCTTTGCAGCTTGTCGTTTGCTATCTTCCGCGCATCTGCCTGATAATTCCGGCAGAAGTTGCCGTACTCCACTTCATTCTTCAGCACGTGCATACATGGTTTAATCTTGCAGAACTCACAAAGCTTATAGTCCTTTTTCTTCGGCTTCGAAAACGCCATTTTTACCACCTCTTGACTTAATTTCATTCTTTTGGTAAAATAACATTGTTATTAAATTTTTCTTTGCGGCTGTTTCCGGCGCCCACCGGAGCGGCCGCGCTTTTTTTATTCTTCCTCGGCATCTTCCTCTGCCTCTTTCATCAGCCAGTCGTAACAGCATTTCACGCATTTTCCCCGGAGCGAAACGTCTTCAAGACACGGCATTCCTTCTTCGCTCCCGTCATACGGGCACATCATATCCGTCGCCATATTCTCCGGTGTCATCGCAGCCATTATTCTTTCATAGTTCGTCATACCTCTTCCACCTCGCTTTCATAATCTTCCCTGCGCACGCAGCTCGGCTTTTTTTCGTTCTATCAGTTCCCTGCCTCCGGGCTGTGATACGATTCTGTTAAACAGATCAAGTGTCGCCGCTGCCAGCCTGTCTTTCTTGTACTGCGGCATAGATTCCAAATATCTGACTACTTCCATACCTTCCTGACTCATTCTTCCTTTTCTCCTTCCTATTCTTCGAATAACTCATCAATGCTGCAGCCTAAAACTTTCGCAAGCTTCGGAAGCTTGTCAGTTCGAGGAACGGAAGTTTTCGCTTCCCATCCTGCTACACACGCCTGAGTTGTTCCTATTGTTTCCGCCAGAGCAGTCTGTGTCATACCCGCCCGCTCTCTCAGTTCTTTTATTTTCATTTGCTCCACCTCTTTTTATAAAGTTTGCTTATATTATAAAGCTACTTTATGCCTTTGTCAATAGTTTTTATAAATTTTCTTTATATTTTTATTTTTACACTTTACTTGTTTATAAATGTAACTTATAATATAAGCATAATTTATAATGTGTGGTGGTTGAAATGTTCCGTTTAAAAGAAATTAGAAAAGAACATAAAAAAAGCCAGGAAGAATTGGCAAAGCTCTTAGGCGTTACTCAAGCCACTCTTTCCGGCTGGGAAAATGAAAAGTATGAAATTGATAATAAAAGTTTGATTAAATGCGCAGAAATACTCAACGTCTCTGTCGATTATCTCCTCGGCCGTTCTGATGAGCGGACAGCATCCTCCCCAAATGCAATAAAAATCCCTGTTCTCGGTTCTGTCCCGGCAGGCATCCCGCTTGAAGCAATTGAGGATATCATCGGTGAGGAAGAAATTCCTTCATCCTGGCTTGCCGGTGGAAAAGAATTTTTTGCACTGAAAATAAAAGGTGATAGTATGGAGCCGGAATATAGAACCGGCGACATCGTTATATTTAAAAAACAATCTGATTGTGAAAGCGGTGAAGACTGTATCGTAATGATAAACGGTGACGAAGCAACCTTTAAAAGAGTTGAGAAAATAAGCGGTGGTATTCTTGTTAAACCGCTTAATCCGGATTATCCCACTCTTCACTTCTCATCAGATGATATAGAAAAAACACCTGTTAAGATAACAGGTGTCGCATGGGAGCTCCGCAGGAGCAGAAGAGGATGAAATACAAAGGAGTTGTTTTTTTATGAAAAAGGTGATGTTTATAAAAATCAATGAACATTGTAGAAAACATCTTTGCGTATACCTTTCTGCAATTCTTGTTATTGCGCTTGCCTTTTCCTCTTTCTTCGCCATTTCTTTCTATCTGGAACTGAAATCCGCGGAAAAAACTATTGCCACTTATGAAACCGAATTTTCCGATGCGTTGAAAATGTACAAAGAATTGAAACAAGCATCAGACCAAAAGATGGAACGCCGCTATGAGTTGATTCATGACAAGCTCCACATTAGCCAAACAAGCTTTGAAAATATAAAACTTGCATTTTCAAAACAAGGAAATAAAGATTACACTATTAATCAACTTCAAAAATATGGATTTAACCGTAGCGTATCTCGCAGGATATATACTCTATGGTATGAAGCTTAAAAACAATATTGTTAAAGAAGGAAACATTTTTATAATATTTTCACAAAAATCACACCTCGCTTTTGGTTAATTTGCATATTTACTTTTTTACTGCATATGATATAATAATATTGTCCTAACAAATAGGGCAATATAGTTTATTTGTCCATAGCAGTAAGCACTTTCGCCAATAAGAAAGTCGCCGACCCTATGGACTTTTTATTTTTACAGGAGGATGAGAAAATGACAAAAACAGCAATTTTGGTTGATGGAGGCTTTTATAAAACACGGGCAAAAACCTTGTTTGGTGATAAAACCGCAGAGGAACGAGCAAATGAGCTTGAACGCTATTGCCTCGCCCATCTTTTCCAGAGGACTAACAGAAGCAACAAACACGAACCGCCCGAATTGTATCGAATTTTTTATTATGACTGCCCACCCCTTGCGAAAAAAGCATATCACCCATACCTTAAAACACAAATAGATTTCAGCAGAACGCCGCTTTACTTTTGGATGAACACTTTCCTTTCTGAATTAAAGCAAAAGCGGAAATTCGCGCTTAGGTTAGGACGTCTTTCCGAGGAACAATGCGGATATCTTCTTACTCCGGAAACTGTAAAAAAACTATGCAACGGAAAACTGACCTTTGATTCACTGACTGAGAATGATTTTAAAATAGATATTGTACAAAAGGGCGTTGATATGAAAATTGGAATTGATATAGCTTCACTCGCCTATAAAAAGCAGGTCAATCAGATTATTTTGATTTCCGGAGATAGCGACTTCGTCCCCGCGGCAAAGTTAGCAAGGCGCGAGGGTATTGATTTCATTTTAGACCCAATGCAATTTAATATAAAGCAGGATTTAACCGAACACATTGATGGCATACGTTCTAAAGTGGATTACATATTAAGCCAACAAAAAGGTCCGGCAAACTCTGCCTTGGTTCCGTAAAATCGCTCCAAAATAAAAACCGCCCGCTCTGACGCGGACGAAAGGAGGCTATGTCGGTGGGAAAGAAAAATCAACGTACCTCTCTGACAGAAGAAATCGGCGTTCCTTACGCTCGTTTCAGCAGTCACAACCAAAAAGAAGCAAGCATTGACCAACAGCTCGCGGCCTGCCGGCAGAAGGCAAAAGACCTCGGTATAACCTTAATTGATTCATACACCGACTATGCCGTTTCCGGAAAGACTGATAAACGTCCAAGCTTTCAGCGGATGATGCGAGACGCTGAAAAGGGAAAATTTAAATATGTCATAGCGTGGAAATCAAACCGCATAGGGCGCAATATGCTCGAAGCAATGATGAACGAAGCAAAATTAAACTCATATGGAGTTCGCGTCATCTATGTCGAAGAAGATTTCGATGATACAGCTGCAGGCAGGTTTGCTCTCCGATCAATGATGAACGTCAATCAGTTTTATTCAGAGAGTATGGCTGAGGATATAAGACGCGGTATGGAAGATAACGCTCTAAAATGTATGGTCAACGGTAGCATCGGGTACGGATATAAAAAAGATACTGACGGTCGTTTTGCCATTGATGAAAAAAAAGCTTCTGTCCTTGCAGAAATTTACCAACGGGTTTCTGACCGAGAGCCTTTTGTCGATATCTTTACAGACCTTAACAATCGCGGCATCCCTTCGCCATCCGGAGGCAAGTGGAACCGAAGCAGCTTTCACCGGTTGCTTCCTCCTAATGAAAGGATCCGCGGAATTTACATCTGGGGAGAGCATCGGGTGGAAGGCGGTATTCCTCGCCTTATCAGCGATGAATTGTATTACAAAGTTGAGGAGGTTTTAAAAACGAAAAAGACATCACAAGGAAGGCACCGAGAATCCGGTGATTATCTTCTTACCGGTAAATTATTCTGTGGCTATTGTAATAGTCCTATGACCGGAGTGTCCGGAACGGGCAAGTCCGGGAAATTACATTACTACTACGTGTGTCAAAAAAAGAGAACGGCGCACGAATGTAAAAAGAAAAATGTTCGCAGAGATGCTATAGAGCTTGCTGTAGCTCAAGCCATTAAAGATTATGCTTTGCGGCCCGAAAGCATAGAGTGGATCGCAGACAGTGTCACCGCTTACACAAAGAAACTTGAGGAAGGCGAGCGAATAACATTCCTGCAGGAAAAATTATCCGGAATTAAAAAGACTATAAAAAACATAATGACCGCTATCGAACAAGGTATTTTCACAGATACAACAAAAGAAAGGCTTCTTGAACTTGAGAAAGAACAGGCAGAAGTTGCAAAGCAGATAAACATCGAAAAATCCAATATAGTTTCCGTATCCCGCGAAGATATCATTGCGGGGATGTCAACATTCCAAGACGGAGATATTCACGATAAAACATATCGCATCCAGCTTTTTGACACCTTTCTCATCGCTGTTTATCTGTACGATGACGAAATGAAAATCGTCTTCACCTTCTCCGGTAAAAATAAATCAATAAGTTTCCCCCTCGATGCATCAGTTCTCAACAAGGACGCTCAAACCAATCCGGAGAACGTGTTCGTTTTACCTCCCCAAAGGTCCACCAAAATGAAAGCGTACCAGCCGTAG